TATAGGACCAACTGCTGATTCCTGCACCCATTGAGTGGTGTCAGCATCAGTGTAGTAAACATAACGGACACCATCATAATTGTTCCACCACGTATCACCGGCGATTGCACCAGCGGGAGCAGTATTTCCAATATATGTTGTACCTTTAGAACCAGTATATCCTAATGATCCAGTATAACCGGATGAGCCAGAGTAGCCCTTTGAGCCTGTGTAACCAAGTGAACCTGAGTAACCAACTACAGTACTAGCAGAACCAACATAACCTTGTGAACCAACATAACCGATATCACCTTTAGAACCAACATATCCTACTGAACCAGTGTAACCTTGCGAACCAGCATATCCTAATGAACCAGTGTAACCAACAGCGCCTTGAACACCTAATAAATTTACTGTCCAGTTAACATAAGTTCCGGAACCAACAGAATTAGTTTTAACGAATGTTAAAACACCGGTGCCAGAATTATATGATGATACAGTACCATATTGAATGCTATTAATATCATAAGCTGCAACGATATTCTGGCCAATAGTATATTTGACAGCGGTATTATCTAAAGTAAGTGTAGCAGTTCCGCTGTTACCTAAAGCTAGAAGTGTTGTTGATGTTGTGGCATATAAATCGCCATCATTACCAGCAGAACCTGTATAGCCTTTAGAACCGCTGTAACCAACAGATCCTGAATAACCTTGTGAACCTGTGTAACCAGATCCTGTATAACCTTGTGAACCAGCATATCCTACTGATCCTGAATACCCAAAGGAACCGGTATAGCCAGTTGTACCCTGAGAGCCAGTGTAACCTGACCCAGTATAACCTTGTGAACCGGTATATCCTAATGAACCGACATAACCAACAGAACCTGTGTAACCAGTTGTACCTTGAGAACCAGTATAACCCTGAGAGCCTGAATACCCCTGTGAACCAACAAATCCTACAGAACCACTATACCCACGAGAGCCTGAATAACCTTGCGAACCAACATAACCTGCTGTACCTTGGCTACCTGTATAACCAGTAACACCGATAATACCTTGATCACCAGTATCGCCCTTGGAACCTGTATAACCCTGAGAGCCATCATAGCCTCGCGAACCAGCATAACCTGCGGCTGTACTAGCTGAACCTGTATAACCTTGAGAACCTGCATAACCAGTTACGGTGTGCCAATATACACCGGAGCCATTGCTCGTTAGAACTTCACCTTCTGCACCCACAGAACTGTTCGCGGATATCGCTTTAACAGTTAATGTATTAGAAACTCGGACGTTAGTATTATTTGCACCAATTTCGAATATGATTGAACCGTTCGTGGAATACAAGATTCCATCGGTCATATTCAGTGCTAATTCGCCGGGATTTGAGATCGTTGTCGTATTCGCTGGGCGACCTGAAATCGCCGTGCGTTTTACTTGAACGACCGTGTTACTAGCCATATGGCATTCCTATCCGATATATATCGATATAAATAATCAAGTTATATAACTTGACTTTTAATCACCAATACAGTATACTCATTGTATAATACTTATTATTTATATTATAGGAAAGCGATATGAAATTAGCGATAATTGATACCCTTGGTCTATGTTATGATGGCAGTACTCTCTCTAAGAGAGGTCTTGGAGGTTCTGAATCTGCCGTTATCCTGATGTCTCGGGAACTCTCCAAAATAGGTTTCGATGTTACAGTATTCAATGACTGTATCCACGATGGATGTGAACCTGGTCTTTATGATAGGGTTCTCTATCGTCCTCTAGCGCAAGTAGAGATTGCTATGAGTTATGATGTAGTCATAGCCTCTCGCTCTGTTGCCGCTTTTGCCCCAAAAGAAATGGTTAATAACTTTAAGTCTTTTGGTCCATTACCTAATTTTGAACCTCTTATGAAAGCTGCAGGTCATAAGGTTCTTTGGATGCACGATACTTTCTGTGATGGTGACCAGTTCATAGAGCCATTCCTACTCGACGGCAGAATCAACGAAGTATTCACCTTATCTGACTTCCATACATCTTATGTTGGTAACTGCGATCATGGTCGTAAGCGTATGTTTGAAACCATGAAGAACTTTATTTTCCAAACCCGTAATGGTATCATTCGTTATATTGACTGGGTTGATGTTACTAAGAAGGATCCAAACCTATTCGTTTACAATGCTTCTGTTAGCAAGGGTATGACTCCTCTTGTTGAAAAGGTCTGGCCAAAGGTTAAGGAAAAGATACCTGCGGCAAAGCTAAAGATAATCGGTGGTTTCTATAAGTTCCGTGATGACCATGGTCCTGATGAACAGGAAAAGAAGTTCCACGAACTTGAGAAGTTAGATAAGCAATATGATATTAACTTCACAGGTATTATCAAGCAGAGTGAAATTGCTCAGATTATGGCTGATGCTTCGTTTATGATTTATCCCTCAGCATTCCCTGAGACCTTTGGTATCTCTTGCCTTGAAGCTCTAGCCCACAATACTCCTCTGTTAACATGCCGCTTTGGTGCGCTAGAAGAAACAGCTGTTGATATTGCTTGTTATAAGATTCCTTATCCTATCGAGCCTAATGGTCTATTCCCTAATATCAATTCAGATTATCAGGTAGATGTATTCGTTGATATGGTTGTAAGAGCCTATAATGACAAGTATCTACATCAGCAGAAGATGTATGCATGCAATCAGATTGCTGATGTGTGTGGCTGGGATACTGTTGCTCTTCAATGGAAACAGCACTTCTTTACAGTTCTTGGTCTATTCTTACCAGTAGAAGAATATCGCAAGGTAACTCACATTAATCATAGAGTACGCAAGGTGTTCGGTCGTAGGTTTTATAATAATGCTGATGAAGCACAGGATCCTAGGAACCCTGAACAAATTATCAGTATTATCACTCCAGTTTATAACTCTGAGAATTATATCGCCAACTGTATTAACTCTGTTGCTCAGCAGGATTATAGAGCTTACAAGATGTTTATTATCGACGATGCTTCTACAGACAATACTGTAAAAATTGCTGAAGAAACTATAAAAAACTTATCCCCTGAACTTCAGAGAAATTTCGTCCTAATTAAGAACAAGGTTAATGTTGGAGCTGTGTGTAATCAGATTACCGCAATTGCTTCATATACCTCTTTTAATGACATCATTATGCTTCTGGATGGTGATGATTGGTTAGTCAATGATCCTAATATATTCCACAAATATAACAACATATATAGAAAGGGTGCTGAGTTCACTTATGGTAGCTGCTACTCATTAGTGGATAGAATTCCTCTTATTGCTCAGCCATATCCTCCAGAAGTTAAAGCTAATAAGTCTTATAGGAAATATAAGTTCGCTTGGAATATGCCATACACGCATCTAAGAACGTTCAAAATTAATCTTATGGGTATTGATCTTAATAATTTTAAAGATGCAGAAGGTAACTGGTTGCGAGCTGGCGGGGATACTTCGGTATTCTATACCTTCTTAGAACAAGCTAATCCTGATAATGTTGTATGTATCCCAGATATCGTGTATAACTATAATGATATGAATCCTCTGAATGATTATAAAGTAAACGCAGACGAACAAACGAAAAACGCTAACATGGTTATGGAGAAAACATCTTGAAAAGAATTCTAATCGGCATTCCTACAGCTAACGATATTCATCCTCAAACTTTCAAGTCAATCTATGACCAGATTATCCCACATGGATATAAGGCAGACTTTCAATTCTTCTATGGTTATAATGTTGATCAAGTCCGTAACCTAATTGCTGACTGGACTGTAAAGGGTTTTGATTATCTATTTGCCGTTGACCATGATGTATCATTTGCTCCTGATACTATTATGAAACTATTAGCACATGATAAGCCAGCAGTAGCAGGTCTCTATCGCCAACGTCTAGAACCACAGGCAATTGAAGTATATGATATGAACCTTGCCCGTATTCCGTGGTCACATCTAAAGGGTAGAGGTCTTGTACAAGTTGGTGGCTTTGGTCTTGGCTGTGTTCTTATTAAGAAAGAAGTATTTGCTGCTGTAGGTTATCCACAGTTTGTTTATCATGATGCTCTTGATCACAAGGATACTTTCAGTGAAGATCTAGACTTCTGCCGTAAAGCTACTGCTAAAGGATTTACTATGTGGGCTGATACTTCTATTGTGTGTGGTCATCATGGTCATAAAATATTCACCATTGTAGATGAAGCACCACCTGTTGTTGTTGAAAATCCTGAGAAGAAGAGACTCAGAGAACTAGGTGCTATGCGTTTACTCCCTCAGACGCACACACAGTATCTTGCTAGCATGAAGAATGGTGGGCTTGAACCTAAAGTGATTTATGATATTGGTGCGTGTGTTCTACACTGGACTAATGAAGCTAAAACTGTTTGGCCAAACTCACAGTATGTTTTGTTTGAAGCAATGGATGCTACTAAGTTCCTTTATGAAGAAGGCAATTACCTACATAACTGTGGCTTGCTATCATCAGAAGATGAGAAGGTAATTTCTTTCTATGAGAATACCGAGCATCCTGGTGGTAACTCAATGTATAAAGAAAATAATGTTTTAAGTCCTCGCGCGGATGAGCTATTCCCTGAAGAGAAAAAGGTTCGTAAGATCTCTATGACACTTGATACTGTGGTAAAGGAAAACAATTTCCCCATGCCTGACCTTATTAAGATGGATATTCAGGGAGCAGAGCTAGATGTACTAAAGGGTGCTGCCAATGTTCTTAAGAACTGCAACCATGTCATCCTAGAACTACAGCATGTTGATTATAACTTCGGTGCTCCAAAGTCAGAAGAAGTTATTGAATACATGAAGGGATTAGGATTTAGTACTGCTGGAATGTTCTGTGGTAGTGCATTGGGTGTAGATGGAGACTATCACTTTACTCGCGATTAAAATTCTCCGCCATCAATTCCACCAAGCACAAAGGTGCTGTTAGTATTGTTATAAACTAACACATTACCATTAGCAGTATTTGCTAGATTAACATCAGTAAGCTGTGCTAAAGCAGTGGCACCAGTACCACCACCAACTACTCCACTGCGGAGAATGATTGGGCTGGTATTAGTGCTGAACTTTACAGCCTTAAACTTAGGAGTAATTACTTTAACATTAATAGCCATTAGGGATATGTTACCGTTGTTACTTCTGGAGTTACTGTAAGAATACCTTCCACGATTCTAGTTACTGTACCAGAACCAGTAATACTGATTACGTCATACACGTATCTGCCATAATCCATAGCTAATGATACATTTGCTGTTAAAGACAAATTGATCACACCATTTGATGGTGTAGGAACACTAACTGCGAAACTAACAGAGTTAGATGAAGTATACCATTTACGAATCTGAGCTTCTACAGTATACCCAGTTAAATCAATTGCCTGATCATTATCATCAGTCAAGTTTAATGCTGTGGTAAAGGTAGTACCCTGATCAACTACAATGTTTGCTTTCGCTGCCATAATACTTCCTATACTGCTATTGTAGTTCTTTGAAAATTCACAGTTGAGGTAGTTGTAGAATTTGTTGTAGGTGAGATCAATAGATTAACATTATTAGATGCTACACTTACTGTAAACACAGCCATATTATTAGCCTGACTTAAAGAAGTATATGTTAACCCAGTTGGTGTACCAGCAGTGGTATCAATAGCGACATTAGCAGTAGTAGTTAATTTAAATCCAGTTACACTTGGGGCAGTTCCAGTAATAGTAGAAACTTTGTATACTGTACCAGTAGTGTAATTATTAATTGTACCAGTACCGCCCAGTGTTCCAGTAATTGTAATAAGATCAGAAACAGCAACATTAGCAGCAGTACAAGTAAACCCGCCTGTGGTATTAGCAATTGCAACATTAGCAAGAGTAAGTGAATTATTAATTGCTAGTGTAGCATATTCTGTTAAGAATGCATCCGTGCCATTGTGCAATAACATAATTTCAGTCGATTGAAACCCAATAGCAGTAGCATTAACCTGTAGTAGATATTTTATAGTTCTTGCTGAAGTTACTGCGAAACTATCAACAACCTGCGCAGCTACATTATCAGTAAAGCTTGCTGTGTTAGATACATAGGTCGCTTTATTAGTATAAAATCCAGTGCTGATATTGAGAACATTAGCTGTAGTATTATTACCACCACGAATAGCGTCTTGAGCAATAAGAGTATTAGCTGAGAAGAAACCATTTAGGTAAGAGTTGCCAGTGGTAAGACCTAACGAACCATTAGCTGTTAAGCAATTGTTTGAAATGATTGTGGCGCAATTATTGGTCTTATTAACCCAATCGTTGAACGTGTCAGTAGTAGTGTTGACGTTTGCTGTACTAATTGCCATTTTTTCTCTCTACCATCATCTTTAGGATTTCTTTGATCTCAGAAACCGCATCTGTTAATTCTTCCACCTTCTTATTTATTTCATCGGACTGGCTCAATCTAGTTCTTTCCATCATATACTGATTTAATTCAGATACATTCTGATTTAGAATCGCTCCAGTTTCCGTGTTTCTGAAGTAACCAGGAGTTGTAGTCTGAATTAACTTAGGAGCCTGTTTCATATTACGAACTCAACCCGACAGCACTTAAGCTCGCAAGTCTTGGAATAACGTTTCCGTTGCTTGATAACATAACTACCTTAACCTGCATAGTATCAAAGGTATCGATAGGCTGGCCACTAGTATTATAATATCTCACTACATTATAATTCTGGGGATTAGTAAATGCTTGCTGTGGATTATTAATCTTATCGATTTGGAACCCTGCCTGACCAATGCTGGTGTTTGATATTTTTTCATTTAATGTTAACAAGGTATCATTGGTTCTAGAATTAACGCGAGAGATTTGATAGATACTTGGATTATTGGGATTCCAAATCTTAACAATATCACCCACTGAGATTTGAGAATTAAACAAAGTACTAGCACCAGTAATCGCTGCGCTGCCTACATAACCTGTAACATAACCTGTTAAAGTGTTACTTAATGGAGCATTAGGCATACCGAAACTTAGCTGGATATAATTGTTAGACTGCGAAGTGCTGATCTGATTAGTGTTGCCGCTTTGTACAGGAGCTAGTTTAGTCCACTGCTTGACATCAAAAGTGTCAGAGTCATGAGAGTTATAGATCTTAGCATAAGCTTCAACCTTAGTCCCCGCAGGAATATAAGCGATACTCTGAACTAGAAGATCCTGAGCAGCATAGGTAGGATCAAAAGTAATTACTGTACTAATGTGTCTAGCATAAGCATTACCCTGACCAGTTATCTC